TTCTGCTTTAGATTTTTGAGCATTATAGCTACGCTCTCCATCTTCTTTAGCTTTACACAACTCTTTCCAAAAAACTTTTTTTAAGTTGGACTCAAACTTACCAATGTTAATTCTAGCTTCTGCAATATCAGGGATGATATCTCTAAGCTGTTGATGAAAGTTCTCAGATTTGTCCATATTCTTTTCTCCCCCCGAAAGCATGCTCCTCTGGATCGTAAAACTTTGATTTTGCCCCATCAAAACCAAGCTCAAACTCTCCCATTTCTCCAAGTCTATTCTTTCTAATTATAACCTCTGCTGACCCAGTATCTATAGAATCATAATATTCTTGTCTATACAACATAATTACCATATCAGCATCTTGTTCAATAGAACCACTATCACGCAGATCTGAAAGGACTGGTCGCTTATCCGTTCTCGCCTCCACACCCCGATTTAATTGAGATAACGAGATCAACGGACAGCCTATATCTTTAGCCAGCCCCTTCAGAAGATTGGATATATATGTCATTGATGCTGTTCTACTGTCTGAATTACTTGGTGCTTTGTTTGTAGTCATTAAAAGCTGTAAGTAATCAACAACAATGAGATCTATATCTTTAACCGATTGTATTGCTTTTGTTTTGTTTATTAGTGTTTCTATGGTTATTGGTGATCTGTCATACACATAAAGACTTGATTGTTTAAGTTCGTTATTGACCAGATCAAATTCTTTCCATTGTTTATCTGACAATCCTCCAGCAATCAAAACATCCATTGTTAGGTCTGATTGACTGCTTATAATCTTTTTAATTAACTGTTCATTTGTCATTTCAAGACTAAATATTAATACTGTTTTACCTTTCAAGACATTTGCTGTTGCTATATTTAGTGCCCATGTGGTTTTACCCATGCCTGGGCGACCAGCAACAACAATAAGATCACCAGATTTGAAACCTTTAATTCTTTTGTCTATGTTTTTAAAGCCTGTCTGTATAAGGTTTTTAGATATCATTTCAGCATCTTGTAGTTCTTTTTTTACTGAATCAAGCACATCACCAATTTCTCTAGGTGCTCCGATATTTTTTGTTATTTTGTTATTTACTAATAGGTTGTTGACCTCTTCAACCTTCTCTTCAATAGTAAGGTTTTGCTCTACAATCTGCGGTATTTTTTTTGCCAGTACTAATAACTTTTTGTTTGCTGTTTTTTTATGCATAAGTTTCAACCAGCTTCTGATCCCAGCTGAAGAAATACAGTAAGCTCCCGCTTCTTTGATGTCAGCAATCATGTTTTTATTCTTGAGATTGTGCGTGATCGTTACAATATCTGATGCTTGCTGATCTATCATTATCTCGTAAGCTTTCTGATATGATTTATTATCGAAGTGCTCTGGCAGAAGACCATCTTCTTGTGAAAGCAAGAAAGCCTTTCTGCTCAACAACATAGAGCCAATCACATTAGCTTCAAGATCTAATATTTCCTTATCCATATCTTCTCTCAATAATTGCATCAAATTGATTCATACCTAACATTGTCATAAGTGTTGGCTTTTTATCCCAATAAGACCTAATCCATTTTTTATGACCATCACTATTTGCAATACTAAAGTAAGCCTCCCAAAAAGATTCTTTGGTAAGATCTATTTTATTATTTGTTTTTGGTGAGGTTATTCCTTTTCTCCCCAGCTCCCTAAGCTCTTTCCATCTTGGAACAGCCTTGAATGTATTAACTGAGTGCTGATAAAAAACCTTGTCAGTTTTTTCTTTGAAGATGTTATTTATTTTATCCAACTCTAATATATATACCTTTTTAGTATTAGCTTTAGTATTGTAGCCACCTGCCGACCCCCTATAGCCGTCTGCCGACCCCACCTTTAGAGTATAAAGATTGCTTGTATTGTTTCTTTTTTCCCAATCAATATAGCCAGCATCTTTTAACTTTTTTAAATTATCTTTAACTGCTGTCAAAGACAAACAAGTAACCTTGGTTAGTGTCTCATGTGATGGATAGGCTTGACCATATTGGTCTGACCAATTAGCTAAAGTAAAAAGAATTAGTTTTTGTGTTGGTGTAACTTTAAGGTAAATAATCTTTGTGATGTTTTCTACAGACATAGAGCAACAGATTAACATTAAAAATATATTTATGTAAATACTTGTTTTCAATTTATTTTTATACTATATTTGTATACTATGAAACACAAAGAGGAAATCAATGAATAATAATTTAGTAGAAGCTTTACTCAAAGCACAAAGAAATATACAACACGCAATCAAGGATGCTAGAGCACAGTTTGGTGAGTATACAACAGTTAATTCTGTTATTGATGCAGTAAAGGAACCCCTTAATAATGAAGGTATTGTCTTCATACAAAGACTGCACGCTCATCCAAGCGGTAATCATGGTATTGCCGTTGAAACAGTCCTCATGGGACATGGATCTGAAATAAGCTCTGGCATCCTACCTATACCAGCAAAAAACAATACAGCCCAGGACATGGGTAGTTGCATAACCTATGGGCGTAGATATTCACTGTCAGCTGTATTGGGGTTAGGTGCTGTTGATGATGATGGTCAAGCCTCAACCGATGCTGCAACCGAAACAGAAACAGAGGAAGATCATGTGCAAAATATGTTAGATGATTTAGAAGCCAACGGAAAAGGACAAAAGTCTGCAAGAAACATATATGAAAATCATTTCAAACTTGCTGAAATGGCAGAAGACCACGAACTAGCGTCAAGACTTACAGCAAGCTTTGACGACTGGTTTGATGCACAGCTTCAAAAGGCTTCAAGCAAATGACAAAAATTAAACAAGGCTCACCAGAATGGCACGCACAAAGAAAAGGCAAGATTACTGGCACTAGATTTTCTAAAGCAATAGGAGAACATGATTTTACAAAGGGAGATCAAAGAGAAGCTTTAGCAAGAGAAATGTATCGGGCTGACAATGGTTTATCACAAGACCCCTTTACATCTTTTGCTATTTACGCCATGAAACACGGCACTGATAACGAAAAAAACGCCCAACAAACTCTCAAAAATCTTGGGCACACCATAAGAAACACATCTTTTGTTACTCACAAAGAACATGATTGGCTTGGCGTATCACCAGATGGCATGATGTTGAAGGGCAGAAAAGACAGTATGTGCGGTTTAGAAATTAAATGTCCGATTGGCAAACCAGTAAAAGATGTTAAAAATGAAAGAAGATCTTATTACCATCAAATGCAACTTGCCATGGAATGCATGGATGTAGATGAGATGCTTTTCTTTCAGTGGTATTCAGACAAAGAATACTACGAAGAATGGGTTGACAGAGATCCAAAATGGGCTGAGACATATATACCTCAAGCAAAACAATTTTTAGATTGGTATAAAGAGAAGTCTCAAGATCAAAGCTGTATTGATAGGTGGTCAAAAGACAAAGAGACACCAGGAATAGATTATAAAGATGTTGATGAAGACGATAAAAGTTCTGAGTTAACAAGTATATTAAAAGAACTAAGTGAGCTTTCTGAAAGAAAAAACCTTCTTGATGCGAGAAAGAAGGAACTGACAGAGGTGTTGATAAATAAACACCAAGGAGCATTTAGTACCGAGAGCGTAAAGTGTCATATTACTGAAGCTCAAGGTCGGATAAACTACACCAGCCTAGTAAAGGATGAAGGTATTCCATATGAAACTATTGAAAAATATAGGGGGAAAGGAACAGCCAGAGTCTACGCTAAATTAGTGGAGAATAATAATGAAGAATAATAGATCTATAAGTGCAAGAGTTACCCAAGAGGTCGTAGATGCTTTTGAAAAGGCAAGGAAAACCAAGGGGCACAAATATTATGATAGAGCTAACGCTTATATCATAAAAAAAGTGTTAGGCGATTGGGCTAAGAAGGAGAAATAAAATGGAAGAAAAGTTTGATAAAACTAATAAAGGAGCTGTTTGGAAAAACAGATTTAAAACAAAAGACGGGCAACCAGACTTTACAGGAGGCAAGGGTACAGGATTTTTTCTTAAAATCGAAAATGGTCTTTCTAATTGGAAAGATGAAGTTCTTGTTGAAGATGTTGCAAGCCTAGTAACTTATGATAAAGATGGAAACTCTTATCCACTTTTTATTAAGAACGGTGAAGGCAAGGTTACTGGAATACAACTTTGCATGAACATGAAGTCATGGAAAAGAAAAGAGGGGGGATCAGATGGTGCTCCAGTTCTTACATTTCAAGCAGAGCCGAATGTTAATAATCCCAATGAAAACCAAATACCTTTTCCAAAAGAAGAGGTGAAAAATGATAATATATCTGATGAAGATATCCCATTCTAGATAAGGAGTAAAAATGGAAAAAGAAAAAACTAATAACGAAAGTGCACAACCTCAACCAGTAGATAATATTAATTTAAGTATTGGTGGAGAGATTAGAAACTATCAAGTTGAACATCTATCTGATGATGCTAAAAATAAGCTTGCAAGAGTAAATCAGGATGAAACTCAAGTGTTGCCTTTATTTCAAAGGTTGTTTACTTTAGCAGTCCTAGGTGCAAGAGTTGAAGCTGATGCTATGGAACAATCATTACCTAATAAGTATGAAGTTGTTAAACAACCAGAAGCTGAAGAAGAAGCCCCAGAGCAACCAAACGGCAAAGCTGCTGATAAATAGTCATGTCATTACCCACAGATCAATCTGATGCGTTCCAAAGGGATTTTTCTGTGGGACATGAGTCCGAAGAAGAAATACTAGAAAAGATTAGAGATAAATACCCTACTGCGGTATTAGTGCCTGGTAAATTTAAACCTTACGACATTTTTGTCCCAGAAAAAGATTTAAAAGTTGAAGTAAAGGTAGATCTTAAAAGTCAAGAAACTGGGAATATTCTTATAGAGTTAAGGATGTTTAACAAACCATCTGGGCTTTTAACTACAGAGGCAGACTTCTGGATTATCTACACTGGCACAGAATATCTCTGGACAGAGCCTAGAATGATATTAGAGTGCATAATGATAAACAATATACCTTCACAAAAAATTTTAGGTAAAGGAGATGAGGTAACTAAAGACGCTTGTCTTATACCCATTGACATATTTAAAAAGTATCTAACAACAACATATATATGACAGACGAACTAAGCTGTTTAATTGAAAAAAATGTGCCCATACCTCCTAAGATGAAACCATTTAGGTGGGCAAAACTGTTAGCGAAAATGGAGGTGGGCGACTCTATACTTTTAGAGTCAAAAGATAAGCATAAGCACCTTGCAGCCATAAGAACTACAGGCAAAAAAAGGGGGATGGATTTTACACAAAGAAAACAATCTACAGGTATTAGGTTGTGGAGAATTAAATGACAGACATACTTACTTGTATATTTATATTTATTATGTTGGTTGGTATGGGCTTTCTTTGCTACATGGCTGTGCATCTGGCGGAGGAGAAAAGAAAAGGAAAGCACATACCACTACCTTGGGAGAAAAAAAACAAAGATGATTAGAAGTATGATAAAAGAAATAGAGGTAATAAGGCTTCATAAGGATATACAGTTTTTAACAAAACATTATTTCCACAACAATACAAGTATGGCAAAAGCTCTTGATATTCTGCCCAAAGTTTTAAGAGATTTTACAAAAAAGGGAGTTATGCCACAGGATAAAAAGTTTGAGAAGATGATAAAACGAGTTGAAGCTATAAAGTGGGAAATTAAAAGAGCAAAAAAATATAAGCCAGAGGATTTTTTTATAGAAAATGATTGATTGGTTTTGGAACCTAATAGATAAATGTGTAGAGAAGTCACTACAAAAACAATCAGACGAAATGTTTAAGAAACATGTAAACCAGGAGGAAGAATGAGCAATCATCA